TACCTGCTATGAAGGTACCTGAACGATCTTTATTTATTCTTCAGGAAATTGGTTGTAAAGTAACTCAAAATGAGTATATTACAATTAAAATCCATGATGGTTTATATGATGATTCAAATAAATTTTATTTTATGTCAGGTCAAAAAGAAACCCGTTTACGTACTCATTTACCATTATTGATGCATCAAGCAGACCATATGGCTGCTCAAATTGAATTTGAACAATGGAATAATAATACAAACTCAATACCTTCAGTTAAACCTAAAAATGCTTCTAAAGCAGATAAAATACAACGTAAATCTAAAGCTTTAAATGAAGCTAATAATCCGAACTTATCAGCAGCTACATTAGGTGTTATTGATTCGTTCTTTAATGAAGATTAAATGGAAATAATATTAGTAATTTTATTAACTTTATCAATTTCAATTTCTTTTGCTGTAATAAGAAATCTTATTAAGAAAAATGAAGTGATGGAGGATTTTATAAACAAACAAAGCGAAGCAATTGCAGCTTGCGATGCCCGATTAAAACAAATAGATCAAAAAGGGACATTTTACGCAGATGACGAAATTGGATGGTTTTTTGAAGAAATTAAAAAAATTCAAGAAGCATTAAATGAGTTTCGTATGAGATAATAAATGAATAAAACAGAAAAAAAAGAACCGACAAATGTCGGTTCTTCTACTCCAAAAAAGAAAAAAAGAGGTAGAAAAAGTACTAGAATGTATTTTACTCATGATACTGAGTTAGCTATTAGCGAATACTTAGCATCTAATAATGAAGCTACCCGAAATAAAATATTTAATGAACGTATAAATTATTCATTTTATAAGTTAGCTGAAAACCTTATCCATACATTTAAATTTTATTATACAGAAGTAGATGATTTAGAAGATTTAAAACATGAAGTTGTTTGTTTTCTTTTAGAAAAACTTCATTATTTTGATCCAACTAAAGGTTCAAAGGCCTTTTCTTATTTTAGTATTGTAGGTAAAAATTATCTTATTCTTTATAATAATACTAATTATAAAAAGAAAAAAGTAACTACAACTGTATTAGCAGCAGATGAAGATGATAAAGTAATTCATGAACTTGGACGTCCTGAACGTAAACAAGATATGAAAGATTTTATTGATTATTTTACTGAATATATTGATAAACATATGTTTAGGTTATTTAAAAAAGATAACGATAGAAAAGTATGTGATGCAGTTAATATATTATTTAAACGTAGAGAAAATTTAGAAATTTTTAATAAAAAAGCACTTTATATTTATATTCGTGAAATAACAAATGTAGATACTCCTGTAATAACTAAAGTAACTAAAGTACTTAAGAAAAAATATCGTGAATTATATAATGAGTATGATAAAACGGGATATGTAAAAATTTAAAAGATTCTATATTTATAATAAAATACAATATGGATTCATTAAATCAAATAATATTTGACGATAAAACCTTTTCTGATCTTCTTAAAGAAATTCACACTAATCAAAAGAAAAAAGGTAAACAAATAGGTCAGCTTATAGCTGAATTAAGACCCCTTATCCAAAACTTAGGAGACGCTACTGTTGTAGTTCCATTAATTAAAGAATACATGGAAATTAGCGTTAAAAATGATGACCATTTATTAAAAATGGCAGCCATTGTACAGCGTTTATCCACAGGAAATACTACTAACGGTGGAGGTGATATGTTAACTGAAGAAGAAATGAACCAATTACAAAATATAATAGAAGAAACAGAAAAAGATAATGGCAATAGTTAGAACTAATAATAATTTTCAAATATTACCTACAATAAGAAAATTAACAGTTGTTAGGGTTACTGATATTATATTAGATCCCAGTCATGACCAGTTTGAAAAATATGGAAATTATGACTCAATAGGGACTATATTTTATACTGAATTAAATCAATCTAATTCTAATACTAATTCTGTAGCTAAACCCTTATTTACTTTTGTAAAAAATTATCCTTTAATAAATGAATTAGTTTTAATTACTTCTACTAAAAGTAAAGATAATAAAATATCTTCATATTATTTTCCTATATTAAATATATGGAACCACCCTCACCATAATGCTTTACCATATATTAAAGATACTAAAAATCAAGATTATAATCAAACAATAAATAGAAAATTAGAAGAAGCTTCTACAAATATTAAATTAGGTAATTATTTTCAAGAAAAATTAAATATAAAACCATTATTACCTTATGAAGGGGACACTATTATAGAAGGTAGATTTGGTAATTCAATTAGATTTGGTTCAACTAATATAAGTGATAAAGTAGGGACTCCTAACGGTTGGAGTAATGTAGGTAAATTAGGTGATCCTATTACTATTATTAAAAATGGTCAACCTCAATTAGATGGTAAAGGATGGATTCCTAATATAGAAGATATAGCAAACGATGTTTCTTCTATTTATATGACATCTAATCAACAATTATCTAATTTTATTCCTGCCTCATTAAATCAAAAATCTTTTGGTGCTGATTTAGTTATAGAACCTACTATACAAGAACAATTAACAGGTAATTATGAACAACCAATACAACCAGTAGAAACAATTCCACCAACACAAGATTTATATACAGATACTGTAGAATCATTTGAAAGTACACCAGTCAATCTTCCCCCTACATCATCAGTAGAATCCGATGACCCTTTTGCAGATTATGCAGAAGAAATATTAGATGGACCTGGAACTATGGAAATTACTGATATATCAGGTACTGATGGAGCAGGAGAAGATAATATAGAAGATATGGGAGATGGGGAAATTGTAACTGAAGAAGATATAGAAAATCTTTCAAATACTTTACAAACTGGTACAACAATAACAGTTCCATCTAAATCATACCCACCTAAATCTGTTGTTTTACATCCTCCTTTAAGTATTTATGATTTAAAAACCCAAATTGAATTACAACCTACAGCTAATAGAGTAGAATATTTAGTTATCCACACTACAGCTATGGCATATGGAACAACACATGAAAAAGTAGCTAAATTTTTCATGCAAGATGTTAATGGTGATGGTTGGAGTAGACATGGTTATCATACAACAATAGATTATACAGGTAAATGTATACAAATATATAAAGATGATGAAAAATCATTTGGAGTTGGTACAGCAGGTAAATCTCCAAATCAAAGTAAAGATATAGGTAATCATAATACTATCAATTTAAATTGGATAGGTGGGCATGTTTTTGATTTGACTAAAGAACAAGCAAATGCATTAAATGAATTAGTTAAATTTTATGTAATAAGATATCCTAATATTAAAATATTAGGTCATAATCAAATATATTTTGATCCTGTAAAAAAAGGTAAAACTTGTCCTTGGTTAGATGTCCCTACCTATTGTAGAGAATTAGGAATTAACTCAAATAATATAGAAACAGCTAACCCAGCCAATTATCCATTAAGTAAATTAACAACTAATTCTATTAATACAGCAAAATTAAATTTAAAATCAGCTTAAATGAGTTATACACCAGATTCACCTAATATATACCAAGGAAAACAAGTAATTATTAATTCAGATCGTCTAATTTTTAATGCCAAAGATGATTCTATTTTACTATTTTCAGATAAAGCTATAGGATTTAGTACTAATGGTAGTTTTAATTTTGATACAAGTGATAAAGAAGATAGTAAATTTATTGTTAATTCTCCTAATATTTATTTTGGTTTGAAAGATGGAAATTTACCTACTGAACCTGTAATATTAGGTAATAAAATGAAAGAATGGATGATAGGAGATGATGACGAGTTAGAAGGTGGTTTAATAGGTATTTTAGAAGATATATTAGATATGATTAATGAAGAAATTTCTTACATAGCTCCTCCTTCTGGTCCTACAACCCCCAATGCTACTAATTTATTACCTATTAAAAAACGTCAAGATAAACTTAAATTAATTAGAAAACAATTTAAAGAAACATTAAGTAATAAAGTTAAAACTATATAATATGTCAACAAGAGCTATAACATCATTATTTCAACAAAGTCAACAAATATTAGATAATGTAGCACCTAGTGTAAAAGATGAAGCTAATAAAAAAATAGTTGAAATAAAACAAAAAATTCCAACTAAAGATACTGTTAAACAAATGATGATGGATGAAATTACGTCTAAAGGACCTGAATTAGTTTGTAGTATAGAAGTAAAAAATCGTATTGATTTTATTTATGGTAAAATGACATCAAAAGTAAAAAAATTACAAAATATTATTAATAAATCAAATGAAAAACTTTTAAAACTTCAAGAACAATTACTTAAAATTAATGCAGTAATACTTATTATTGAAGCAATTTTTAAAACCTTAAGAGCATTGATACCTGTACTTAATGTTATAGTACAAGTAGCTAAAGTAGGTATTAATTTTTTAAAAGGACCAGCAGCAGATGGTGCAACTACTGTTAAATTAAAAGACCAAATAGATAAATCAAAAGCTAAAGTTCAAGAAATAAAAAATTCAATAAAAGTTTTTGAAAAAAAAGTAACTAAAATAACTAATAAAATAAAAATCCCCGCAAGAATAATAACTTTAGCTTTAGGAGCTATAATTGTAATAAAAAACACAATATCTTCAGTATTAGGGTTAATTGAATCATTTTATTTAAAATATACTTTAATGTGTAATGTTGAAGGAGATTCAATACAAGACGAAGATTATGCTGATGCTATAAATAATGCTCAAATTAATTTAGATAATGCAAATAGTACAAAAATAATTCTTATTGAAGATGATTTATTATCTAATACTATAGAAAGAATACGAAATGCAAACTTTCAAGTAATTCAATATCGAATTGCTTAATTTAATTATATTTATTAACAAACATCATTTTACATGAAAGCCACAGTTTTCGAAAAATTAATTAGAAAAGTCGTAAGAGAAGAGATAGATTATGCTCTTCGACGTGAAATTAAAACACTTAAAGAAGATTTACGTGAAGAATTAAAACCACAAGTTGTAGAACAATCTTTACAACGTACACCTATTCCTAAAAATGTACAAACTTCTTTAAAAGAAAAAATTATAGGTAAAAAACCCATATCTAAAAATTTTACATCTAATAATACTCTTAACGATTTATTAAATGAAACAGCTCAAGGAAATACTAATTTAGAAACTACAACTTCACCTGTAAGTTTATCTCAACCTTTTAATACATCTTCTCCTTTACCAGTAGAAACAATGCCTACAGAAGTAGTAAATGTTGTAAATAGAGACTATAGAGAATTAATGAGAGCTATAGATAAAAAGAAAAATAGTAAACCTTAATGGCATATATTAATGGAAATAAAAGAATTAGTCCTTTAGATATTAACAAAAATGTTACTATCGGGGTTGCTTTTCCTCTTGATGAAATTAATATGTTTAAAAGTACAAATACAGTTAAAGAACAAGTTAAAAGTAATTTAATTAATTTATTATTAACTGAACCAGGTGAACGTATAAACGAACCCAATTTTGGTATAGGATTAAAAAAAATTTTATTTGAACAAAATCCAGATATAGAAATTTTAAAAGAAAAAATAAATAACCAAATAGAATTTTATATACCTACAATTTCTTTATCTGATGTAAATCTAGATTTTTTAGAAAATGAATATAAATTAAACATAATAATTTCATACACTTTTAATTTGGATAAGTCTAAAGATGCTATCCAATTGAATTTTAATTCTTCCTATTTCCCACGTGGAAATGGTTAATAACTTATAAAAATGGCTTATAATAAAATATCAAATAAAACACAAGATAAGGATGTAAAATATCTTAATAAAGATTATAATTCTTATAAAAATCAATTAATAGAATTTGCTGAAGTATATTTTCCAAATAATTTTAATGATTTTAGTGAAGGTAATCCAGGAATGATGTTCCTTGAAATGGCCGCCTATGTTGGTGATGTTTTATCATTTTATACAGATACTCAATTAAAAGAATCTTTTTTATTATTAGCACAAGAAAGAGAAAATTTATATAATTTAGCTTATGCTATGGGTTATAGACCTAAAGTAACAGCAGCATCTAGTGTAGATTTAGAAATTAATCAATTAGTTCCATCAAAATTAATAAATAATGAATATAAGCCTGATTTTGATTACGCTTTAAGAGTTTTACCAAATTCAACTTTTATTTCTACTGAAGGTCCTACTTTTTATTTATCAAATCAAGTTAATTTTTCAGTTTCATCATCAATTGATCCTACTCCATCTATATATAGTTATGATGATAATTTTAATCCTACATACTTTTTATTAAAAAGAAATATTAAAGCAATTTCAGGTGAACTTAAAACTAAAACTTTTAATATAGGATCACCTGAACGTTTTAAAACTTTAGAAATATTTGATAATAATATTATATCAATTGAATCAATAATTGATAGTGAAGGAAATAGTTGGTCTGAAGTACCATATTTAGCTCAAGATACAATTTTTGAAGATGTAGAAAATATAGGTACTAATGATCCTGAATTAAAACAATTTAATAATCAAACTCCTTACCTTTTAAAATTAAAAAAATCTACAAGAAGATTTATTTCAAGATTTAAAAACAACAACCAATTAGAAATCCAATTTGGTGCAGGTATAAGCGATAAAGCAGATGAAGAAATTATCCCAAACCCAGATAATATTGGTTTAGGAATAAATGATGGAAGATCTAAATTAGATACAGCTTATGATCCATCTAACTTTTTATTTACTAAAACATATGGTCAAGCACCTGCTAATACAACTCTAACTGTAACTTATTTAGTAGGGGGTGGATTAGAATCTAATGTTCAATCAAATACAATTACTGAAATAGGTGATTTATTATTATCTAATAAACCTAATTTAAATAATCTTTTACTAAAAGAAATTAAATCATCAATCCAATCCAATAACCCCCAACCAGCTACAGGAGGAGGAAATGGAGATTCTATAGAAGATATTAGATTAAATGCAATGGCTAATTTTTCAGCACAAAAAAGAGCAGTTACTAAAGAAGATTATATTATAAGAACTTTATCTTTACCTTCTAAATTTGGTCATATATCTAAAGCTTTTATTATTCAAGATGATCAAATATCCCCCTTAACAACAGAATATAATAGTATTCCTAATCCTTTAGCATTAAACTTATATACTTTAGGGTATGATTCTAGTAAACATTTGACAACTTTAAATCAAGCTACTAAAACTAATTTATCTACTTATTTAGAACAATTTAGAATGTTAACTGATGCTATTAATATTAAAGATGCATTTATAATTAACTTTAGCTTAAATTTTGAAATTACAACATTAAAAAATTATAATAATGATGAAGTTAGAATAGAATGTATAACTGAGTTAAAAGATTATTTTAATATAGATAAATGGCAAATTAATCAACCTATTATTATATCTGAAATAGCTAACCTACTAGCGAGTATTAATGGAGTCCAAACAGTTGAAAATATAAAAATAGAAAATAAAAATGGAATATCTTTAGGATATTCACAATATAAGTATGATTTTGAAGGTGCCACACGTAATGGTATTATATACCCTTCAATGGATCCAAGTATTTTTGAATTAAAATACCCTAACCAAGATAATAACGGAAGCATAACAACATATTAAAAATGGCATATTACTTTATATTTCCCGAAAAAGATACAACATTATATAGTCATCCTGATAGGAGTACTATGAATACTGGTAATGATGAAGTACTTGAACTTATAAAAGAAAAAGGATCAAATAATACTTTACATTATCCTTCAAGAATATTAATCCAATTTTCTAATGATGATATTCAAAAAGTTATAAATAAAATAGGTTCTAATAATTTTACTGCAAGTTTACAATTATTTTCTACAGAACATAAAAATTTAGCAGCAGAACAATTAATAGAAGTATTTCCTATATCTCAATCATGGAACGAAGGAACAGGTAGATATTCTAATTTACCTTTATCATCTAATGGTTCTTCATGGCTATATAGAGATAACTCAATTAACAAAATAGAATGGTCGACTTCAAGTTTTTCTCCTGGTACTACAGGGTCAATATTTTCTCCAAACATTACTAAAGGAGGTGGAGTTTGGTATACAGGTAGTGGTTTTGAAGGAAGCCAATCATTTGCAAATGCAGATTCTTTAGATTTAAATATAGATGTTACTTCTATAGTACAAAAATTTAGTTCCAGTTTATACGCTTCTCAAACATACCCAACAGGAATTCCTAATTATGGGTTTATAATTAAAAATCCAGAAATTACAGAAAATGCTGTATCAGGTAGTAATGGTGAATTACAATATTTTTCAGTAGATACCCATACAATTTATCCACCAAGATTAGCTTTTAAATGGGATGATAGTACAGCTACTTCTGGTCCTTATTCAACAGATGGAAATAATGAAATTATTCACCCAACAGCTGATTCTAGTAGTCAATATATAAATGTATCTTTAACTAATACTAAAAATGAATATAATAAAAATGAAGAAGCTACATTTAGATTACATGTAAGAAAAAAATACCCTACACGTACATTTGTATCTGGTTCTAATTTTTTAAAAACAGGATTTCTTAAAAAAACTTCTTATTATAGTATAAGAGATGCACATACAGAAGAAGTAATTATTCCTTTTGATAATAATTGTACTAAATTAAGTGTAGATAATAATGGTATGTATTTTAAATTACATATGAATGGATTTCAACCAGAAAGATATTATCGTATTTTAATTAAACATATTAATGATTATGGTACAACTATATTTGATGATAATTACTATTTTAAAGTAATCAGATAATGGCTAAAGAAAATATAAAATTAACTAAAACTATATATAGTACTAAATCAACAGAAGGTTTAGTAGATAGATCTTTTTCAGAAATTTTTAAAACAAAAGATCCTATAGATTTATCTAATTTTTTTTCTATATATGGAGAATTATTTTACGATATTCCTAAAACAGGAAAAAATTCTCATACAACAATTATAAAACAAAGTACTGATTATATAAAAAATTATATTGATCCTAAAGAAGAACAAATAGCTCTTTTAACAGAAAGAATTGCTGAATTAGAAGAAGAACTTAATACACCTGAGGAAGAACATCCATTTTATGCTAATGGTACTATAATAGGACAATCTGATAAACCATATATATGTTATTATATGGATAGGGGAAAAAGAAGATCAATTCAAGGTGGGGAAGAAGGAGAAGTATTTAAAGCTCTTAAAGCATCATTAGGGTATAATGATGATCCTGAAAGTGTAAATTACATAAATGATTATGATATCATTATGAGAGTCCCTAAAACTGTAATAGATGGTATAACAGAAGGTACTATATTAGGTTTAGAAGATTTAACAGGTCAAACTGAAGATCAACAACTAGAACAACAATTAGAACAACTTCAAAATATAGTCGTTAGTGATTGGAAAGTAGAATTAAGAGATTTAGTTCAACCTATAGAAAATGGAAGTATTAGTTCTCAAGTAACATTTATAATTTTATTAAAATCTAAAATTAAATCTGAATTTCAAAGAGAAGGAGAACTTGAAAGTTTAGAATGGAAATATTATTTAGATGCAACTGAAGGATATACTCAAGAAGAAAAGGATAATGGAGAAAAATTACTAAAATTAATAAGACCAAAAGTACAAAGATCTAGACAAACATTAGCTATATTAAAAAGAATTTGGGATAAAAAATCAAACTTTCCTAATATAAATTTTAGTGAGATATTACCAAGTACTGCCGCAGTAAATGCTGATGGTAAAAGGGTTAATGATAAGGGTAGTGGAACACAAATGTATCCATTAACTGAAGAAGAAGTTAATGATGCATATAGTGGATGGGAAGAAGGTCAAAATTTATTTGAAGGAATTTTAGAAGGAAATGAATACGAAGTAGATATTTCTAATATAGAATATAAAGGAAATGATGCTACTATACTTTTAAATCAAGGATTAATTAAAGTTAGATATAAAAAAGAAAAATTCATAGGTACAGGTTTTGGTGGAGGTTATTACTCTAATAGGGGTTATGAAGAATTATCTCAACATTATGGATTTGATAATGATATAAACCAGGTAATAGAAATAAATAATTTTAGATATACATTTGATAAATATGTTTATTCATAAAATATGGCAAATATTAAAACTGAAATAGAAAAAACAAAAAACAAATATAGTTTTCCACGTGAATCAATAGCATCAAAAACTATTGATAGAAGGTTTGGTAGACCTGAAGATTATATGGAAGCCCATATTTTTAATACAAGAAACCAACTTATAACTTCTATACTAAATTTTACAGATTTTGAAATAATAGGTGATACTTCTTTAACAAATGAAATATCTTTAGATCCTATATTATTATTAAATAATAATGGTTTTACTTCAGGAGATTATAAAATAATTATTAATGTACTTCGTAAAAAGATATTTAATACATCTTTACAAAAATTCGTAATTAAATCTATATCTCCTTCACGAACAGAGTTAAATGTTAAAGTTCAAGACGTATCTAAACAAGATTTATTAAATGCATCTCAAAGATTTATAAATGAATTAAATAATTCACCCTTTTTTAGAGATTTTATATTAAATTTTGGTGAAAACCAACTCATAACAGGAGTTAATATAAGAATTAATGAAAAATCACCTATTGCAGAATTAGGTATAAAATTAAATAGTCCTTTACCTAATAATATTAATTTACTTGATACATTTTCAATAGCTGAAGAAATTATAGATCCTATAACTATTAATCAAGATTTAGGTATTCCTGAATTTACAGATAGTAATTTACCTCTTAAAGGTCCTAATTTTAATATAGATGTTAGATTAAATAACAGTATACCCTCAGGTTATAAAAATTATGATGAATTATTAAAATATAGTTTAACATCCTCATATCAAGAACTTTTAGGTAAATTAGAAAACAGAGAAATTCCTGAAATTCAATATGATTATATTAGAACCCCTTCAGGTAGTAATGAAGGAGATCCCCAAGAAACAACTTATAATTTTGAAAATTTTGTACATTTTGGTAGTGCTTTAGAAAGACTTAAAAATTTTAAATATAAAGTTGAATTATTAGAACAATATGATAATAGATTATCTACAATAAATTCAATTACAGGTCCTACATCTGCTTCTGTTTTTGTATTAAATGATAAAGAATCTACTATAACTAAAAAAACTAATTTACTTAAAAACTTAGATGGTTATGAAAGATTTTTATATTACGAATCAGGAGCATTGTCATGGCCTAAATCTACAACATCATCACCTCATACTTTATATTCAATATCTTCTTCACAAGTATTAAATTGGTTAGGAGATGAAAGGGATAGTTACCCATATTATGGGGGTCAACTTTTATCAGCTTCTTTATATGATAATCAAAATGAACATTCCTTAATAAGATTAATTCCTAATCATATCTTAGAAAACTCAGATAATTCATTTTATGTTACATTTGTCCATATGATGGGTCATCATTATGATCAAATTTGGACCCATATTAAACATATTACTGAAGTTAATGATACTCATCATACAAGAGGTATTTCTAAAGATTTAGTTTATTTTTCTTTAAAAAGTTTAGGATTAGAAACATTTGATCAATTTGAAAATTCAAATTTAATAGAATATATTTTAGGTGAAGGAACAACAGGTAGTATATTTTATGATGTCCCTGAAAAACAAACTCTAGTAACTGCATCTAATGCAGGTTCAATTCCTAAAGGAGATATTACTAAAGAAATATGGAAACGATTATACCATAATGCACCTTATTTATTAAAAACTAAAGGTACTGAACGTGGTCTTAAAGCTCTTATGAGTTGTTATGGTGTTCCATCTACTATACTTAATGTTAAAGAATATGGAGGTCCTACTAAAGACAAAACAACATATAAGACATTTAGTTATGAAAAATCTGGATTAGCTCTAAAGGGAGACTCAGGTACAGGCAGTGGATATTTTATAAAAGCCCCTTGGAAGTCTAATCTTACAGATCAATTATCGGCATCTCAAAAAACTGTTGAATTTAGAATAAAACCTCATAGATCTAGTGAAAATTATCATTTATTTTCATTATCAGATTCAAGTTCTCCTTCTAGAGATGTGCATTTTATATTAGAACCTTATACAGGTAGTGATATATCATCTTCAGGAGACGCTAATCAATATGGTAAATTAAGTTTAAAGTCTGGTGATGTTCTTTCACAACCATTTACATCTACAGAATTTCTCCCTATATATAATGGAGATTTTTGGAACGTATATATAGGATCTAGAGAAGTTATTGGTAATCAACAAGAACTTGAATTTGGTGCTTATCAATCAAACTATTTAAAAAATACATCATATTATACAGCATCAATAAACCAATCATTAGTTGCTAATACAGGAGGATGGGGTAGTTATTCAGGTGCTTTATTTCTTAGAGAAAACAGTAACCCAAATTTTGAGGATTTTGTAGGGGGAGCCCAATTTAGTTATATAGGAGGAATCCCTCCTGGAGATCCCCCTTCTAATGTATCTTCTTTACGTTATTCAGGTTCAATACAAGAAATAAGATATCATTTTGGTGAATTACTTTCACATGATACTCTTACACAACATGCACTTGAACCATTTATGTATTCAGGTAATACAATTTCTTCTTCATATGAAAATTTAGTTTTAAGACTACCATTAGGGAGTAATGATAAAAGAAGTTCAGCAAGTTTTCATCCTAATTCAGATATAAATTATTTAAATTCAATATCAAGTAGTATGGTTACCCAAGAATGGGAAGAAGTGATTGAAACCCATCATTTACCTACTCCTGATACAGTTGGTATTTCAATGACAAGTGAAAAAACCAGAATAGATATAGGTACTATAGATGATGATTGGTTATCAGTTAATAAAAAAACAGAAACGTCTACATTAGATAGACAACCATTAGATTATCCAGATTTAGGAGTGTTTTTTTCTCCTACAACTGAAATTAATGAAGATATATTATATACTTTAGGTTCATTTAGATTGGATGATTATATAGGTTCACCTTTACCATCAGTTCAGTCTGCATCTATATATGAAGATTTAGCTGATATAAAAGATATATATTTTAAAAAAGTAAAACGACGATATAATTATTGGGATTATATTAAATTAATTCAGTATATTGATCATACATTATTTAAATTAATAGAACAATTTACCCCTGCAAAAGCTAATTTAAAAACAGGATTATTAATTGAACCACATTATTTAGAAAGAACCAAATTTAAAAGAGAAATTCCTACTACAGGTGTAGGTCAAAGTATGTTAAATAATTCATACCAAACTTTTGAATTTGAAATAGATCCTGAAAAACAATTTTCTTTAACAAATTCCTCAGTTATTGTAACTAATAATTTACTTCAAACAACTAGTAGTAATGGTCAAAGACAAGAACAAGGAACTAATGCTATTATAAATGTTAAAGATCAGTGTGGATTTAAAGGTTCTTCAGATTTTGAAGGAAATATTACAAATGGAATTACTTCTAATAGGTATTATCAATTACGACGAATTAATTAATAATTAAAAAATGGGTTTTCAACAATTAACATTAAACGCTAATAATTTTTCACATAATTCTACCATTTCATCAGGAGATTTTGATGATATAGCTGTTACTTCTCCTGGTAAAATTATTTTTAGTAATAGTGATACTGATTTTGCTATAACTCATACATTTGATTCACCTCAAATTCTTACTAAATTAGTAATAAATTTTACTTCAGATCACAAAGCCACCCATTATTTAGTTCAAGCATCAACAGATGGTATAAATTATATTACTATTTCAACTGTATCAGGACTAGCTAGTTCTAGTGATCAAGAATATCTTATAACTCAACCTTTAGTTAACCCTATAAAATATAAATCATTTAGATTTTCTTTTACTCAATTTCAAAACTCAAGTACAACAGAAGTAGAAAGTATTACTGCTTTTATCCCTGATAACTTACAAGATTATAGATATAAAGATTATAATGTAGAATTTGATGATAGTCTTATAGATATGGCATCATGGAAAAATTCTCGTTATAATGGATCTAAACTAACAGGAACTAGAATTAATTTTTATACAGAAGGAGATGGTCCTTATCCTTTTGGTTTAAAACCTATTATAGAAAATAAAGTATGTGCTTTATTTGTTGGATCTAGTATTCTAACAGGAGACGCTGATAACACAGGTGATCATTTAACAGAGATTAAAAATCATAGTTATGTAACTATTGATACTATTTTATTAATAAATGTAGAAACAAATAAAGTAGAAAAAATTTCTCATGAACAATTTAATGAAACTGAAGAGAAAAAAACATCATTTAGACGTTTTATCCATGAAAGTTTTCCTGAAGGGTCTAAAATAGTTACAAAAATTATAAATAATATAGATAGTAAATTATTAAAAGAATCACATCGTGTAAAATTTAATCAAGGTCTTTTAATGAAACTATATTCTTATACAGCAAACACAGGTAGTAATCAAGATGATGGAGTATTTGGGGGATATGGTGTTAGAGAATCAAAAGGTAATCTAACTCAAAATGTAGCTTCAGGGTCATCTTCTGGTGGAGGGTTATTTAGTTTTGGATCTTCTCATATTAATAGTAGATCAATATTTAATGCTACTTCAATTAAAACAGTTGATGAATTTCCAAGTGAATTATCATTCTATAGTACTAATATTGGGTCTATAAATTCACTTTTACCTTTAACAGCTTCAAATACACCACCACCTACTGAACCGTTAGTATATTATTTTCCTAATCAAAATTCAAAACTATAAAAATTAACATATGGGAGTAGCACCACCAATATTTCAAGAATTAACTAGTAGCCTTGCACACTTTTATGATGAAGTAGTTTACTGGGAAATGGCTAAAAATACTAATAGATTTTTTGTTACTTTTGAAAAAGGACAATATGCTATTCCTAATAATGGACAAGAATCTATTGGAACATTAGAAATAACATATCCCCATGTAAATTCTAATACAGGTTCGCTTGATAGTTTTAATTTAGGTGCTACAAGAAACACAGCAAGATATGATGCCTTTTTAGAGCATGAAGAAAAATTCATAGGAAATAATCATGATTATGATGGATTTATAACTACTACAGAATTAAAAGGTACTCGTTTTTTTGAAACAACTTTAACTTCTTCAATATTTCAAACAAAAACTATAGACTATCAAATTTATAGTGGAAGTAGTGTAGTTTCAGCTTCTAGAACAGTTTCAGCATCTTATTGTTATCCTTATTCAAGTCATCAATTATCAGTATTAAGAAAAAGTCCTACTTTAATTATAGATTTAGATAAAGATAATGAATTACCTGATAGTGTGGATGTAGAAGATTTATTTGTATTAATACCTGAACATACACACCCTAAAATAAAAGAAAATATAGATTTTTATCTAAAACAAGCAGGATACAAATAAACTAAACATTTTTTAAAATATTTTATATTTATAACAAAACATAATTACAATGGGATACTTAGATAACAGTTCAATTACAGTAGATGCGATACTAACTAAAAAAGGTCGCGAATTATTATCACGAAATGATGGTTCATTTAATATTACATCATTTGCATTAGCAGATGATGAAATTGACTATTCATTATTTAATGAAAATCACCCAGATGGGTCTCAATTTGCAGGTCAAGCTATTGAAAATATGCCTATATTAGAAGCATTTCCAGATGAAAATAATATAATGAAGCATAAGTTAATTACTTTAAATAGAAATATGACTAAAATTCCTGTTATTACTATATCTAACCAAGAACCAAAATTAAATAAAGGAGGTTCAGATGTATTAAATCCTTTAACATTAAATGTAGACGGGTCCTCAGGTCCAGGAGGTATTGAGAGTGGCGGTTATTTATTTACTGTAAAAGATAGAAGATTATTTTCTTCATTTATAGGTTCAGGACAAGGTACAGCACAATCTGGAACAACTACAGGTATATCAAGTACTGTAGCTGTTAGTGAAACAGTAATAGGTAATTCTTTATCATTTACAGCTATATCTTCAGATGCATTATTTGGTACTAATACCCAATTAGTAACTACTATTACAGTCGAAGGTAGAGACACAGGAGCTAGAGCAACAATACCTGTTGTTATTAATAAAAATTTAACAACTAAAAATCAATTTGCGCAGGGTCAAACAGCTATAGAAGCACAATAATTAAAATAAAATAAAAAATGGCACGAATAAATTATGATATACAAAATGATGTAGTAAATGATACTCAAAAAGTAGTTACATCTACATGGTCTAATAATACCAATGAATTAAAAGGTACTCACACATCATCAACTCAAGCAGATTTTTCTAGTGCTACAAGTAAAGGAGCATTTTTTATAGAAGTATATAATGAAGCTACTTCTTCAACTAATGCTGCTGTACAATACTCAATAGCATATGGACATCGAAATGGATCAGGATCATTTAATTTTGCCAATGATGTTGGAGCAAAAGGAAATAGTCCTTCAAAAGTTATATATAACCAATACCGTCAATTAGTATTTGGAGATGAAACTAAAAATTTTCAATTCCCTAGTGATAAATCTAGTATAGATTCAGGAATTTCTATTACACCTGATGATATTTATGTAATAAATGTTAATCGATCTCGTTATAAAAATAATTTAAAACCAGGATCTTTAAATTTAACATTATCAGGATCAGGAATAGGTACTCTTAAACTTACTGATGATTCTATTACATCAACAGGATCAGCAATTATTACTAATGCTGGTAGACAATTTAATATAATTTCAGGATCAAGTGGTGTCAGATCAGGTTCATCAAATGTTCAAGTTACAAACAGTGGTTCATATGGTTTATATTATCCTGATAGTGGTTTTATATTATTAAACCCAGCAGCAATTGATCATCAACTTACAAGTTTAACTCCTGTAATAGCTGATAATACTGCTTCTAGTAACCATCAAAAGTTAGTTACTGCTATAAGTGGAGGAAATTCATTTATCTTAGATAGTGAAGAAAAAATAAGTTCTAAATACTATTTTACAAGAGTTAAAAACTCCCAATTTAATTTTACAACAAATCCTTCATTTACAGATAGTACTGGTAATTTAAGATATAGTACAATGGAAAATAACCCAAAAGTATTTATTACAACAGTAGGATTATATAATGATACTAATGATTTAATAGCAGTAGCTAAATTAAGTCAACCTATTGCTAAAGATTTTTCAAAAGAAGCCCTTATTAGAGTTAAATTAGATTATTAAAAATGTTAATTGAATGTCAGTTTATAAAAAATTTTTACCTAAAGACTACGCAGTAGTACCATTCAATGCTCATAAACAATATAATTTTAACTCAACATCTTCATTTAATTTAAATCAAATTAAATTTTTTAATACTGAGCATAATCAACTTAGTATTGATACTTATGATACTAGTAGTATTATAGGAAATAATCTAGAAGGTTTTGACCATGTTAAATATCATCAACTTGATCATTTATTTTATAGGAATTATCTTACAGATATAAGTAATAAATTTGGAGATATAAACTATTTAAAACATCATAGATATTTATCTAAAAGAGCTACAATAGTATCAATTCCTACAGGATTATATGGTCATAAGATAAAACCAGGTTCTTTAGAATTTAGCGCAGGAGGGAAAACTTTTATAGATGATTCCTATGGAAATTTAATACAAAAAGGAACCAATGTAGATAATTATATTACAGACCCTCGATCAATTTTATTAAATTTAGGTCCTAATAATGGTTTTAAAAAATATAATTTAAATGTATATGATGATTTTATTGAAGGGATCTATTATAAAAAAGGACAACCTCGAGTAAATAAACTTTCTTCATATAGTACTCCATCAGATAAATATGAATATGATGATAGTTATTTTTTAAATAAAGTATATTATAATAAAGTTAATTTTAAAGAAATAGATTTAAAAAACTATAATGAAGCTCATAAATTTTTTCCTGGTATAGATTTTATAGAAACAGAATCTGAAGTAAAAATCCCACATAATAATAATCTTGATTTTAATGATGATAATAATTATACATTACAATTTTGGATAAAATCTAATCAAATATCTACATCAGGTTCTTATGATAAAGTACATGTTTTAAGTAAATCAACATTAAAAGATATTGCACCTATACCATATGATAATGGTAATTTACCTGAAAATTCTTCTGAAATTTTATCTGGAGAAAAATATCCTTTTAAAATATACTTAACTAGACATTCAGATACTCAAAATAAAATACATTTTTCTGTAAGTGATGGTGAATCTGAATCTGATACATTTACTCTAATAGATACAGGATCATTTGATTATATAACTTGTTGTAGAGAAAATGATAAAATAAAAATATATAAAAACGGATATTCTCCTTCTCCACCTCAAAATTTATGTACTGATAAAAACACAAATAATTCTTCTCCTATTTATATTGGGGGTAAGTCTAGTTTAACTTCTAATTATAATAATAATTCGTTTAGTGGTTCTATATGTAATTTAAAAATATATAACACTAAATTATCTTCTGTTAATATAAATAATCATTATTCGATAAAAAATGGTTCTCCATATTTAGGAAATATTTTTTATTCTCACGGATTAATTTCTGTTACTCATCCTGCCTATATATCTCAATATGATATGTTGGGGATAGGACATATGGATGTAGATGATGATGAATTATTAGAACAAACTTTTACTGTAGGTGGGGTTATTTTATCTAATAACGATTGGTTACAAAATATTCAATTTCAAGGTTCTCATTTAATATATGAAAATGAATATCAATGTAATATTGATGAATATGAATATAATATTACATTAAACCCTACAATAAGAAAAAATAGATCTCTTCATGATGAAAATTTAGCTAATTTTGCTACAGGTTCACTTTTTAAACCTTATATTACAACTGTAGGTTTATATAATGAAAAAAATGAATTATTAGTTGTAGGAAAATTAGGTCAACCTATAAGAACATCAAATGAAACAGATACTACCCTTATAGTAAGATGGGATACTTAATATGTATAATAAAATAAAAAATAAACAATATGCCAACGCAATCTAGAGAAGTCTTAAAAAGCTATTTTGAACATCATGATACTCCTGATGAACCAGAATTTATTGATCTAATAGATTCAATGTTAAATTTAGCAGATCCTGGTACCCAATTTGTAGCAGGAACTATATCTGCTTCTGGTTTATTAGCAGATACTTATAATTTAGAAGCCTTTAATTTCCAAGATATATCTTCTATTTCTCTTACAGGTAGTAATCAATTTGGATCAACAGCCTCATCCCATATACATGGTTTTACAGGTTCTATTCAACAATCAGGTAGTTGTGATTCTTACTTTTTAAATAATTTATCTATTGGTACTAAAACATCCTATCAATCTTGTTTAGGAGGATTAACTATACTTAAAAATAAAACAATAGGTAGTAATGTTAATCCTATTAATCAAGCTAAAAGTTCATCATTATTAATTTCTGGTGCAACTTCAAATGGTCAATTAGCTGTTGATAGTAATGAAATCTATCATTATGGAAATAATTTAGTATTATATTCTCAAGGAAACGGTTCTACAGATGGGAATATGGAATTTAAAGTTGGTAATACTGCTGCATTAAGTAGTATTACTAGTTCCTGTGCTTTATATCTTAAATATGATAATAAAATAGGTATAGGAACAAGCACACCAACAAGACCCTTATCTTTAGAAGGTGCTAATGGAAGTTTACCTTTATTCCAAATAAAAAACACAGTCTCTAATAACACTGGTCAAGATGTTATTATGTCATTTAACCGTGATAATTCTGATTCACTTGGATTTTCTATTGGTATAGACTCACTGGATAATTCATTTAAAATATCAGATGATGGAAATGATATAAATACTAATAATAGAATAACTATTTTAAGCTCAAGTGGTAATGTAGGTATAGGAACAACACTTCCAGGTAAAAAACTTACAATACATGGTAATGTAAGTGCAAGTGGCCATTTATTTGCAAGCGCATCAGATGCATCAGGTACAAATTATCACACATTATTAGTAGATACAGCTTCAGGACAATTTTATCACACAGGTTCTTATGGTGGTGGAGGAGGTGGAGGTACTACAGTACAAGGTAACCAAGGAGGGTCAGGAGCTACTTTAGTAGATATAGTAATAGGTGGAACTTCTTTTTTAGTAGGAGGCGGATTTTGGAAAAATCATGCTAATGGAATAGAACTTTCATCATCAGCTGATAATGTAGGTATAGGATCAGCTCCTTCAAACACTCATAAATTAGCAGTAGATGGTACTGGAGTTTTTTCAAATGATGTAATTGCATATTATACTTCAGATAAACGTTTAAAAGATAATATTAAACCAATTGAAGATCCTATTGGAAAAATTAAACAAATAGGAGGTTATTCATTTGATTGGAATGATAAACAAAGTATATATGAAGGGACAGATTTTGGTGTTATAGCACAAGAAATCGAACAGGTATTACCTTCATTAGTTCAAACAAGAAAAGATGGTTTTAAAGGAGTTAAATATGATAAAATAGTTTCATTATTGATTGAAGCTATTAAAGATCAACAAAAACAAATTGATGAACTTAAAAAACTAATCTAAAATGGCAGGTGGAGTAGTCCAGGGAACAACAGGTACAGGTGGAACCATTCCAGGGGTTGATTGTGGTGAAGCTTATGAAGGAGGGGATTGGTATTTTGATCCTAGTATAGCTCAACAAGTTTATGGTATACAACCTGGGGGAAATGGTTGGGGTTTAGCTAACTCTCAAACTCCTATAACAACAGTTGATTTAGGACCATGTGAAGGTGATATTGATCAAAGTGGTTTTTTTCATAATGTATATCATGATGTTGTTGATAATACTAATGATATAAGATGGGGTAATGCTAACACACAAAATGGAATTAATAGTGTTGCTCCTGTAATTAATCCTGCAAATAATAGTATTAATGGAGATGGGGGTTGGGGTCATAATCAAAAAACTACCAAATACATTACAGAATTAATTGCGATGGATTGGGGTAAAGGAGAAGTAGATGATAGTGGTTTTTCTTTAGCTAAAGGAATGGACTACAGACATAGATCATATGATGGAGAAAATACAGTAGTGGATGATTGGGAACCAAATATGGGTCATGATTCACCCTATTTATTTAGCATTATAGAACAATCTCCAAATATTGTTGAAACTTTTGTAAACACATCAGGAAGTAATCTGCCTTATGCCGAACCAGGACCTCGAGGCTACGAATGGATCCAAGACATAAAAAATGAAACTAGAAACAATGCTACTTTTGATTTTGGGTGTTACCCCTCAGAATTTATTTCATGTAGTGGATTTAATCAAAAAAATTGTTCTTTAGCAGCTAGGATGCGTCAAATTTATGCTGATGAAAGAGCAGATGTTTTTAGATTAGTAACAAATGGATTACCTACAGATCCTGGAATGTCTAATTATCGTCCTATAGTACTTTCAAAATCTCCACTTATGGGTTGGAATTCTGCTAATATTACACCTCTTGAAAATAATAATGGTGTTAATGGTGGTGATGGGTATTCGTTAACTTCATTAGGAGATTTTATGACTGATGGAATTCCTTTAGAAGGTATAGTAAGTAATGCAGATTCTAGTGAAAGAGGATTTCCTATGGGTTTCTTTTTTGATATATGTAAATTTATTGTATCAAAAGATGACCAAATAAATGATACTTTTTTTGGTTCTTGGTATTTTGCTTATGATCTTACAAGAACTTATAGACTTAAAGCAGGTTTTAAATTTGTTCCATCTAAAAATGATATTCCAGGGTATAATGATATGGCTAATAATGGTGTACCTTTTAACCCTGATAGTGGTAATGGAATTCATTTAGGGGGTAATAATGAAGTTAACCCTACAGATGAATTACAAATAGACACTACAAGTAATGATGATGACCAAACATATGATTCTGGAGGAGGATCAGGTAATTCTTATCAAGTATTTTCTTATTTACATCATGATTTAGGTGGTCCTTATATTGTAGCTACATTTACTTACCCTTCTTTTACTCTAATTTTAAATGGTCAAGATAATGTAGATGCCCCAACGTTGCATTTACCATTTACTTCAATAGGATTAAATAGTTTTAACGATGGTGTTGCACCTCTTAATAATGGTGTAAATGTATTTACATTTGGAGGTCAAGGTTACCTGCCAGATGGAAATGATGTTGCAAATCTTTTTCATTATGAATTTAAAGATGATTATCATTTATTTAGTGGGGGAGTATTAACTTTAGGAGCAGGAGCCCCTGCTATTTATCCTTTTAGATTTATTAATGTTGCTACTAACTTTAATTTAAGAATAAATGATCCAGCTTTACATGGTTTACCATTTACAGCATCTTTTAGGGATCAAAATGGTGATATAATTAAAAATAATTTAGGACTAGATAATGTGCATATGGATACTTTTAGTCAATATACTCCTAAAAATGTTAAACTTAATCAATTAACAGAAGGTGATAATGCTGTACAAATGCCATTAGCAATAGATGGTACTACAGGTTGGACTTCTACAGATTATAATAATGGTTTAGCTGCACCTAGTAGTCCAAATGCACCCCAAGTAAATGGTGCTATTAATCAAATTTATGTAGGTTTAGAATTTCCTAGTGGAACTGATGATTTAATAGGTAAAAAAATATTTATTGAACATGTAGATAAACCAGACTTAGATTATCTTCCTTCAGCAAATGCAACAACAAGAGGATTCCATTTTTCACCTGTAGAATTTGCTCCTGGGATAGGATTTACAGATACAGATATATATTAATAATAAAATAATAAAATATGAAATGGTTATATAATAAAAAGGAAATTAATGATATAGCCGACCTTCCACAAGAAACGTTCGGCTTTATTTATCAAACAACCCACACACCTACAGGTAAAAAATATATTGGTAAAAAATCACTAATGTATAATTTAAAGAAAAAATTAGGTAAAAAAGAAAAGGCCCTTTGGGAAGGTAAAGGTCGCCCACCAATGTATAAACGTGTATTAAAAGAAAGCGATTGGAAAACATATTATGGTTCACATCACTTAATTAAAGAATATTTAAAAGGTGGTTTTGAACATGAATTAAAACGTGAAATAATAGCAATCGCAACAGATAAAAAACATTTGACTTACTTGGAGTGTAAGCATCAGTTTGCGCTTGGTGTGCTTGAAAAAAGTGAATATTTAAATGACAATATTCTTGGTAAATTTTTTGATAAAGATTTTGCATAGTTAATTATTTTTCGTATATTCCTTTTATGAAGGAAGATCTACTTAAACATTTATTAGAATTAGTTTTAGGACCTAGTAAATCATCTAGAGGAGCTAGAGGAGAACAATCAGCTGTTTTTACCTGCCCAAGTTGTAACCATAGAAAGAAAAAACTAACAGTTAATTTAGTTACACAACAATTTCAATGTTGGGTTTGTAATTTTAAAGGTCATAGAGCATTTAAATTATTAAAAGAAGCTAAAGCTAACCCTAAAGCATATGA